CCTCGTCTGTCTTGGGATCGATCTTTAAATAGGTTTCCGTGATGACCCTCAGCGTCAATTGCATGACGTCGCGCAGGTCGAACGGCATCAGGCCGACCGCCTCGATCGATAAGTCCGGATCTTCATGGAGCATGGAGGCCCACAAGATAGCCTCGCAGAAGTCCATGCCCACGTCGCCGTTTTCCACCTGCGGCAATTCTTCCATCATGATCCGAAAAATAGCCTTGCGCGGTTGGAGTCCTCGCGACTTGTTGAGCTCGCGCTCGGCCGCCTTCAAGCCGCCGACCGTCAATAACAAATGGCGCGGCTTGTCGAGATCGATTTCTATTGGCTGTACTCCGGCCCTCATTTTCAATTCTCAATTATCCATTATCAATTAAGGAAGTCCTGCTGTGCCGGTTGTGACGCGAGTCGGCGCGCCGCTGATCCGGACCGTCGCGCCCATCCTAATTGCTTTCGTGAAATCCAAATTCGGCGCGGGCGAGGTCAGATAACCGGGAAATCCCCAGCCGTTCAAACCGTCCGGCAAAATGACGCCCCATAACCGGATCGGCAGCGGTTCTGCTACTGCGTCATCATACAGCACCACATGAATCGCGATATTTACGATGTCCCAGAGCACTTCCAGCGGCAGCTCGCCGCCGTCGCGCAGGGTCGCCGCGTATTCTTTATATCCGCCGGGTGATGAATGGTTAGTGATCTCATCGAAGTCCTGCCTGATCTGCGGCCCGGTCAGTACGGTGCATTGCGGGATCTCTTGGTAGGCAGAAGTGGTCGGATTTTTCCGCCACAGCTTACTACCCTTCGCGAGCATGTATGTCGACATGGTGGTTTATTTCCCCTTTAAAGCTGACTCGGCGCTCTGTTGACTGCCACTTTGACAGTGTTATCAGTCATCACTATCGTCACGTCGCCATTGGCATTGGTGAATCCAGTACCATTTATTAGAATTGTCGCCTGATCGCCCGCCGCCAACGAATAAGGGCCGACATCGCCGATCCGATTAAGTGAATCGGCAACAGCTTTCAATGACCAAGTAAACGCGGTCGACGCATGCGTGTTGCGGATCATGACGATTTCGCGACCCGTATATTTGAATGACACTCCATCCACAAAAGCTGTCGGTGCGATAAAAATATCGTCGAGGGAATCGGCAGTTGGAGCTAGCGCCATTACCTTTTGCAGATTGCGAATCTCGGTGGCTTCATTCATTACTCTTACGGCCATATTAATTCCCCCACAAGAAACGGTAGTCGCCTAAAATATGGTGCGTCGATTGACTTTCGACATCGGCGGCAGCGTAGATCGGGAGTTCGTCTTCCATGAAGACGCCGCCAATGGTGATCCCGCTTTGCACCGCCTGGTGATCTTCCCACGGCTTTAACGCGCCACGGATCGCATCGGCCGTTTGACGGGCGACGGAATAACTCGGCGCGACTGCCGAGATCTGAAAACGCGATTCCTCGGCGCCGCACGCTCCGTCATGCGAGTATTCCGGAAGGCGCGAGGTCTGCTGATAAATAACCACCGGCAGGGTCGCGTTCTGCGGGTAGGTGCTTGGATAAATGCGCGTTCCTACGATAGCCGTCAGCGGCGGGTAGGCGCGCAATTGATTGACGATGACTTCTTCCAAGGTCATATTCACTAATTGAGAATTGAAAATTGAAAATTGATAATTATCGGAATCCGGACATTTTCCATTCTCAATTTTCCATTTTCCATTATTCTATGCGACTTCCTGCTCTAAATTCTCCCGAATGACCGTCTCGAAAGCCGCCATGCCGGGCCCCTTCTGGGATTCGAAGGCTGGCGTCATCGATGGCCTGGCCCCAAAATGCTGGATCACCGGTCTGCCACGTTGCGAGCGATACGGCGGCCCGAGCAGCTTGAACCCGAACTCCCACCAATAGGCGACATTCGCCATAGTCACCGAGCGCCCGTTTCTGTCAGTATCGAATATTTCCGTCGACGGCCCGACCTTCACGGTACCCGTCGAACCGCGCAATTTGGTCGTGGTGACGACTTTGATCCTGGTCGATATGTTTGTCCTAGCTAGGCGCTCGCCGTGCGCCTGTATGGGCGCTGCGAACGCCTGTAGGGCTTTACGGAGCACTGACTGCTCTAAACGACGAATGCGTGCTTCCAGCTTTCGGTTAATATCCTGCAAACCCTTCAGCTCCAGCTTCATTTCCATAAATTGATAATTGAAAATGGATAATTGAAAATGATCCAAATCCGAACATTCTCAATTATCAATTTTCCATTCTCCATTGTTTCAGCCGACCTCTTTGCAAAGTATTTCCAAGGTCGTGCGCAACCGATCCGGTATCACCGACTCGATATCGAGCACCTCGTCCCGAAAAAGGATGCGCTGATCGGCCTCGATGCCTGGGCAATAGCGCGTATTAACTCGCGTCGTGACATCGGCCCCGACCGCTTGAGCAGCGAACAACTCCCGGCCTGATAGCTTGACCACGTCGGCGCGCAGCTTCTGAAAATCGACCCAAGTATCGATCGGTTGCCCGAAGTCGTCCTGTTCCTGCGTGCGCTTCTGGACTGTCACTACTTCCCTATTTCGGCCGGCATTCATATTTTATTGATTCTGACGAATGGTTCCTTTGCTCCCCTGAAAACCCGGTTTTACGGTATTCTCCCAGGATCATAGCTGGACTAGCGCGGCTAGTCGTCAGAATCACCCGCGCACGTTTCTCATAGTGAAAAAAGCCTCTCGTTTGAAATAAGCCCTTCCACGAAGTCGAGCCCCTGGAGTTTTAACTCTGAAAAGGATTCTCTGTGCTCGTAATAGTCGGCCGTCTTGATCAGCAGATAAGTGATCAAATGAGGCGGCACGTTTTCGCGTTTGTCGCCGTACCCGGCGACGAATTCCACGGCCACCGCCGAGGGCCTTGGCTGAACATATGGCCAATTTGCATTCTGAGCCCTCACGAGCCGCGGTGGCCGCGCATTTAAATCGACCCAATAAAGAGCCGGGTCAACGGTCTGGAATACGCCAGCGGCATCGATGTATTTGATGCTCGTCACCGATTGCACCGGCCGCTTGAATATCTCGATACAATCGGGCAACCAGTCCAGATACATCGTCCACGTCTGCGTGATGAGCGCGAGGTCGTATACAAGCTCGACCATCGTGCGCACCGCCAAGATCTGGCCCTGGATCAGCAGGTCGTCGTCGTCGAGATCGATCCGGCTGTGCGCCTTGACCTCATCGAGCCCGATCGGCTCGATGACCGGCGGCACCTTTAATACAAAAGTCGGAATCGGCCTATTCATAATGGAGAATTGAAAATTGATAATTGAAAATGATACGGATTAATTTCTTCCCGTTTTCAATTTTCCATTATCCATTTTCCATTATCTTTTGCGTCGTTTTATCGTTGCGGTTTCGTGCGTGCCGAGATTATCTTCCGGCGTTTCGATCAGCCCTACGGTCTTTTTTTTTCCGCCATCATCGCTCTGCCATCAGCGATCCACATCTCGGCGACCGCGGCGCGCACGTCATACTCTTTGTATGCGCCGATCCAACCGTATTCCTCGGAAAAAAAATCCTGCTCGCTGCGAACGGTGACGGTCTCTTCTTCGCCCATTTTTTCCTCTAATTGATAATTGAAAATGGAGAATTGATAATTCTCCGGACATTCTCCATTCTCAATTTTCCATTATCCATTTATGCCAGGGCGAGCCACTTCACAGGCCGAGTACCGGCGTCCAAAAGATTGCCGTCAGATCGCATAAACGCGATAAAAGCGATCTGATCCAAATCCGCATAGCGTTCTTCGAGCCGCACAAGGCGGATAGAGGAAACGTCGCGAATCAGATATTTGCTCAAGTCGCCGAAAAGCATGAGCTTTTGCCCGGTCGTGAATGTCGCCGACATGGACTGGTTGATCGTGTAGCGATAGCCGAGCAGGCGATCCGGCACGCCACTTTGCAATCCCGGCTGCCAGATATATGCGTTTGTCGTCGATTCCTTGAGTTTTCGTATTGTCGCGAGCACGGTGTCGTGAAACATGAAACTCGCGCCGGCGCGATAGGCTGGATCGACGCTATGGATAAGATCGATCACTTCGTCGCTGGTGAATGTCGTCATCGACGCCGCGGCTTTGCCGACCACAGCGGCGACCGTCAGCCCCTTCGGCAACGTCGTGCCGGCGCCGGTGGTGAAATGATCGTTCTGGATCCGCGCGATTCTTGTCCCGAGCCAGTCGCCGACGAGCGCGCCGAGGTCGAATGCGCTGTCCTGCGTCAATTCGTAACTCATCAAGATCGGCTTGGAGCTGTACTTAAAGGCGTTCAAAACGAGCTGCGCGAAGGCCGGATCGACCGATGCGCCGATGGTCGTGGCCTCGGCCAAGATCGCGCCTTTGTTCGTGGTGTCGTTCAT